TTCATTCTTATTTTTTGTGTCATGTTTCTACTTTCTTGTTTAATTAATTTAATTTGTTTTATACCTTGACAATAGGATAGTCAAGGATTATATATTAATTATTCCCTTTTGTTATTTACGGAATTAAAAAACTCAAAATAACGAGATTGATAGCATCCTGGAAGATAGCCATTGGGTGCTACTGATCCCTGGACTCTATTAGTGCTTCGATGCATGCGATCGATTGTGTGAAGAGGGTCCTGGGATCGGCTGGAAGACGCAATGAGCGCCAGCTGATCATTATTTGCTGGACCATATGTGGTAAGCTAACTCGAGTTAATCCAACGTTGGTCCTGCTAATAATGCAGTTTAGAATGATTCTAAGTTTCATTCTAAAGAAGAAAGCAAAAAGCGCCAAGCCTCAAGCAACGCTTGACAATGGTTACGGGATAATGTAGGATGTATTTAGAAAGGATATAATATGGACAATGAACAATTAAAAAGAATAGCGGACGCCCTGGAAGAGGTCCTGCGTTTGGTGAAGGAAGACCAGGCGAGATCAAGAAAATATATGGAAAGTCAAAAAGATGAGTAGAGAATATTATAAAAAGTCCGGGCCTGAAAGGGCCCGGATTCTTCTTAACCACTGGCGCTGGTTAGAAGCCCAAGGACCGAGCTACAAGCGACAAGCCTCAAGCTGCAAGCAACAAGCTGCAAGCTTGACAAGACAACATTATAATGATATTGTATCCTATAAACTAAAGGAGAAAGATTAAATGAATACTAAAGAAGCATGGGCCCTGGTTGGAGGGCTAAGTAAACCGTCAAAGATGCCTGGCTGGTCAATTGGTATACCTGCCAAAGAATGCAAGACTGGCAAAAAATTAAGACAAATAAAAAATTCAGTTTGTGAAGGCTGTTACGCTCTAAAAGGTTGTTATGTTTTCGCAGTTGTACAAGCCGCTCAGTATAAGAGACTTGAAGCAATCAATCACCCTGACTGGGTGCTGGCTATGTCAACACTAATCAATTCTAAAAAGCCCGATGTGTTTAGGTGGCATGACTCAGGTGACGTGCAGGACTTCACCCACTTAATGAAAATTTTCCAGGTGTGCAAGCTCACACCAGCTAAGCGTCATTGGATGCCAACGCGTGAAGCATGGATCAAGGACCATATGCACATGGCGCCAGCAAACTTAGTTGTGCGCTTCTCATCACCGATGGTGGACCAGGGACCAGTCAAGAGTTGGGCCAATACGTCGACAGTCTCGACAAAATCTAGAAGCTGTCCAGCACCTGACAACAACAACGAGTGCGGTTCTTGCCGTGCATGTTGGGACCCTGAAGTCAAAAATATTGAGTATGGAAAACACTAAAAAATTTTACAGAATCCCTAGGGATAAATCGGATCAGGCCATTAGCTTAAGAGCTCACGACGGTGAGCGCGAGCGTGCGCCGGATCCGGGCCACAAGCTTCAAGCAGCAAGCTTCAAGCGCCAAGCTGGTCAAGCATCAAGCGACAAGCTTCAAGCCCCAAGCAACAAGCTTCAAGCTGCAAGCCACAAGCTTCAAGCTCCAAGATTCTTGAACCACGGTACATGTGAACAAGTTTAGAGGACCTCGGACCAAGGGCCTCTGCTATGATAAAAGTATTGTGTGGATGCCTTATATGGAAGGCAATTTGATGAGGACTAAACTTTAATTTATTACCTTTTGTTATCTTAAGTTCTATAGTGAAAAAGTGGCCAGAACTATTACAAGCCAGTATATCGGGAGTACCGTGTAAGCTAGTATTTTCAAGTCTATTAAGCGAAAAATCCTTAAAAGATTTCTTAACTTTTTGATACAATTTACGCTCTGGTCCCATATGTTTTTTAGGGTAATATTATCATGCATTAGTAGTCCTTCTGAAGTTTATCTGGCAAGATAAGCTTAGAAGGTTTTTCAGTTTTTAAAACTAATCTGTGTGCACTATGACCTGGTTGACCGAGGATTGGAACAGCATTTTCATGTACTTCCATTCTTCTGATCTCATGTAATTTCCCGTTTATCTCTACATAGATGACAGCGTTTGTGACTGCATCAGAACCTTTTGTAAAGTTACTTAGAAACAACTGAAGGTCTTGTACTCTCATGAATCTTTTTGTCTTAACTTGTCGGATAAATCCTGTATCACGTTTTTATAACCTTGCAACAAGTTTTTGTTTTTTTCGTTTTCTGATGCAGTTTGTTTTAACTGCCAGATCTCTTTCTTTAATTCTTCAATTACCATCTTATATCCCTCTATAATTTCGTGTAATTCTGCTGAACTTCTATGTACTTTCATTCTTGACTTTATAGGATAGTTACCTTAAATTGTCAACATGGGTGTTCCAAAAAGATTAACAGAAATGCAACAAAGATTTGCTGAGTTTTTAGTATTTGGCGGTCCTGATGGACCTATGACTAAAAGAGAGGCAGCTGTTGCTGCTGGTTACAGTGTTAAGCGTGCTATGATAGAAGGAAGTGAATTAACTAACCCAAGAATTAGTCCATTAGTTGTACAACACATTGCAATCTTAAAAGAAGAAAGATTAAGAAAACATGAAGTGTCTTACGAAGGACATATAGCAGAACTTGCTAGACTTAGAGAAGCTGCTTTGAAAAAAGGATCATTCTCTTCAGCAGTGAACGCGGAAGCAAACAGAGGAAAAGCAGCAGGACTATACATAGATAGAAAGATAATAAAAACAGGAAAACTAGAGGACCTATCAGAACAAGAGTTAGAAGCAAAAATGAAACAGATAATAGACGATTACGGGCAGTTAATAAATGTGACTCCAACTAGTGAACCTTCGTTATCTTCTTCACACAAGAAGTCGGAAACACCGATCTCTCCGAAAAAGTAATAGACCCATCATCATCAACATCGTAGCCAGCAAAGATTCTTACAGTCTCTTCATCTTTACTAAACAACCAACCTTCACTTACAGGTGTTGCTAGTTTCATATTCTTAAACTCACGTTCAGAACCCCAACCACCTTCAGTGATGATATCAATCCAATCGATACGCACACGCTTATAAGGAAACTTAACTTGTTGTTTTACAGTTTTAGGTTTTTCGTAACTATCAATTATTCTAGATTTTTTTCTGGATTTCATATCATCCTTTTATAACTGCGAACCCTATAACACAATTTAAAAATAAAAAGGCGCTGGACAAAAAAATTATTTGAAAGTTCGCAAAAGTTGAAAAATGACCTATTAGTGTTGACATGCCTAACTAATACGCCCCGAAGGGGGGCTTCGGGAGCCTTCGCATTGGCGTAAAATGGGTTCGCAAAACAGGGGGTAGGGTTCGCACTTTTGTGGCAGAAATGTGGCAAAGGTCATATTTGGACACAATTTAGACACAATTGACCCTTTTTTACTAAAAATGCCGAACGCTGCCGAACCCTAAGTTCGCACTTTTGACCCTTTTCCGAAGGGCTAGAGTTCGCATAATTGTTTAGAATCATTCTAAAGAACTACACCTTTTGATTTTTTTTCGCCATACTTTCGCTCATATTCTGCTTCAATCTGTATCATAAGGTCCGTGATCCCTGATTCGTCCATCTTGACCACACACTCCATGGCCCGTGCTACAAGGTCCTTCTGTCTTTTTATAGCCTTATTTCTTACTTGTACTAGGTCTATGCCCCATCTCGTTTGATCCGTCATGGTATTCCTTTCTATTATATAACTTACTAATTAATTTATTTATACGCACATCTCTTTTACCTATTACTCCTACAGGATGTACCTTCATAGATTGTAATTTATTTATCTTATCTAGATTATTTTGTTTTATCTTCCTGAACATTAAAACCCTCTTCGTTTTCATTTCTTCCTGGTATAAATAAACCTCTAATTTGTTCTTTGATAACCTCTACTTGCATATCATGGTACTCTATACTAAGACTACAATGTTGCTGTATATCTTCAAAGCTTTTACCAAGTTCGATCCAATTTAAAATTTCATTTAAAATTTCAATTTTGGCTCTGTGTCTACCTTTTGTTTTTTCTAATCTTGCTTTTGTTCTAGCTGCTGGTTCTTCATTCATTTTGTAAAATCCTCCGCTTTCATTGGTGTTGTCTGTTTTTCTAATCCTCTTCCAAATGGTTTATTCAACCACTCTTTTGCCTTTTCTCCTGTAAAATGAGTTTCAAACCATTCTTCTATTGTTCCACCTTGAAACACCTCTGCATCATGATAATCAAAAATAAAATAACCTTTACCGTCACCATTACAATTTATATTACTTACATTATAACGTGTAGTGTATTGTAAATAATTATTTTGTTTTATTGGAACAGGATAAAGTAACCCTTTACAATTTAATGACATGAATTGACCTATTTCATCTCTATTTTCCCAAGTTTTAACTCCATGTAAAACTAATATTAAAATTTGTTTTCCTGAATTTCTACACCAATATTCTGCCATTCTTTTAAATTTATCAGAACAAAAATCATATCCCCATTGTTGACAAAGATCTCTATCTTTACTAGTTCTTTTTATTTCAAGTAAATAATGGTCATTGTAAGCATCGAAAGCTGAAAATTTATTATCAAAAGCTTTAAAGGGATGTTTTTTAAAATATTCTTTATTATTTTGTAGCCTTCCTCCTGTGTTTAATTCTTCTATTGCCGCTAATTCTATCTGTTTTTCTGTATAAAAATTATAATTAAATCCAGATAAATCATAATAATCTTGTTGTTTAAACATTAAAGTCCTCCGCTTTCATTGGTTTAGTTCTTTCTTTCTCGTCATGCATTAGGTCATAATACATGTCTATTCTCTTCAAAGCCTTATGTTTAAAGCGCCTTAATTCAGGTCCTTCAACTTTGAATTCTTGATAATATAGGTCAGGCGTGCATACCATGATAACTCCTTGTTGTATCTTAGAGCCGTATACGTAGTCATGGGCCATTGCGTACATTGCAATTTGTAAATAATAATCTTCGATCCATTCTTCTTTTTTAGGACGGTTAGCTTGTTTGAAGTCAACAACAGTCTCAACACCGTTATGCGAGCATACAAGGTCTGTTTGGCCCGCGTATAGGCCAGGATAGTGTAACGTAACTTCGGAACCATAATACTCTTCAACCGGTGCAAGACCAATCTCCATAATTTTATTGGCCATGGGACGCGCCTGGCATCCGAGTTCTGTAAGATCATCGTAACCAACGCCCGTGACATAAGATTCCAGGAATTTGTGCATACTAGTGCCCCGTGCACTAGATACATTCTTGATTCGTTCTGCCTGTTCTTCACCGACTTTAGCCTTCCATTTTTTTAAAAATTCAGTATTTTTGGTAGCGCCTAATATCGTAGTAACACTTGGAAGTCTATAAGAACTTATCTCATAAACACGTTTTCCAGTAGAAGGGTCCGTGATCTGTTTTCCTTCCATGTAGTTGTATTTATTACTTTTCTTCATTTTATTAAATCAAATAAATATATTGTCATTATAATTAAACCAAATATTTCTGTATATGTATTCATGTTTTATTTTTTTCTTTTCTTATATCCGTAACCTTTTTTTCTATTTCCCCATAATTTAATCCATGACCAACTAGTTATTTTAGTTGATATATCATTAATTTTCTCAAGACATTTATATACAAATAAATCTACCATTATTGAACCTCCTTTCCCATCCATTCTCTATACAGTTCTAAGTCAACAACATTATCTTTAAATGTTTGTTGAGTATAGTGTTCTATAACTCTTTGTATTTTAGGTAATTTAGTATGTGCAAATGGCCATATCAAACAACACACGTAGTATGCATCTCTAAATGTGCATCTCCATCTGTATTGTTTAAGATAAGGTGTGCCATCAACTCTTTTACCCTTAACTTTTTTAGGTGTTAATGTTCCAACACCTAATACTTCATGCAACCACATAAGAACACTACGGTCAGTCATAGTGATCTCCATGCTAAGTCTTAAACTATTAGAGTATCTATACCCAGGTTTACCTTTGTGTTTCTTTTTCTTTTCTATACCACGTCTTATATGTATAGAACCTTCTCCATCAAACAGTCCTGCAATATAAGCTTTGTCAACATCTTCAATCATTAGTGTATAGACATTCCTTCCCCTTCAAGATCTGAAAAATCTTCGTCTCCATAATCATAAAGTTCTCCTTGCGACTCACAGTCCCAGCATTGATGAATCATATCTTCTTTCTCAATAATGCATGCGACTTTTACGTAGCCATTACCTTTGCAGGTAGGACAAACGTATACTTTCTTAACTTTTTTTGAATTTGCCATTTAGTTTTTTCGCTTTCTCGTTTGCAATGTATTGAATAGTTTTAGCAATTGATAGTTTTCCACCTGGAAAATCAGGTACTAAAACTTTAGACAATTTATCTAAAATAGCGTATGTTTCTTTTGATAGTGAAACATTTTTGTATTTACTCATATCAGTCATATTGTTTCCTTTCATTGTTAAGTACCTAATATAGGTTATAATATAGGATTGTCAATGACAAAAGTTTTTTTATTTATGTGGATGTGTAGTTCTGTTCCTGGAAATGAGTGTATAAAAATACCAACTCCAGAGTTCCAATTTAATGATCTATACGATTGCACTGTTTACGGATATGCTCACAGTGAAGATATTATTGTCTCTTTGACTAGAGAATTTGTTAATGAAAAACAAGTATTTACTAAGTTTGCTTGTGAACCTCAGCAGATTGTTTGACATCATCTTTAATTTATGTTATCGGATTAGATCTTCTCACCAAGAACCTATCCCACATTATTTCCCTCTTAGGGATAGGTCTATTTATTCTATTTACAGATACATCCAAAAAAGAATGTACCATCTTTTATAATATGCATGTTTATTTGAAAATCATGCAAAGCAATTTTTTTTCTTACAATATTACACAAATCAAAACAATCTTTCCAAACTTCTCCGATTAACAGATCTACTGTTATCGGCACTAGATAATATAAACCATCCTGTAATATTATTAGATCCATTATTTATTTTTTTGTCTTAGTTTTCTATTTGCTTCTCCCACAGTTGTGCCTAAATTTATTATTTTATTTATACTATGTGATTTTAAATCTGCAGTTACACCATATCTTTTCCAAGCTTTTTTCATTAGATTAAGTTCTAGTAAAAAAGTAGACCATTGGTTTTGTGATGCTCCCTCTACATTTATTGTTACTGTTTTCATTTTAAATTTATCTCCTTATCTTTTCTACCAGGCATCCATGCACGTACCATTGGTGGGTCATTTAATCCATCCATAGAGTCTATATAAACCTCTAATGGACCTGCATGAGTTTGCATTGTTATAAAACAAGATCCTTTTGATCTAATATCAAAATGTATACCTTTAGCATAACGATCTTCAAAATTATTTTTTCTACGTATTGCCATATGTTCTTTGTCTCTTCTCATTGTTTTCTCCTTTATTACTTTCATGTTTTTTTTAACCTAGCCAAACTTTCGTAAGGCTAGGTAATCTGAAACTTAACCTTTATGAAAAGGCTAAGAGTTTAATATAGGATACTAATGGATGTTTGTCAACCCTTACCTTGGCCTTTATATCTTCGAGTTCTTTTTTGACGTTTTTCGTTCTTATTTAATGATTTTTTATGTTTGCGAGGCCCTCTTTTTTTAGGCTGGTCTCTTGTTTCAAACGATTTAAATTTTTTAGCCATCTTTCCATTCTTTTACAAACGGTGTAGTATCCTTTGTTCTTGTAATAGATGGTAGGTATACAATTTTACCATTTACATGTTGTACTAAATCTGTGCCGCAGTTTAAGCATCTAAATAATTCACTACTTAATCCAACTAACATTGTGATCTCATCACATGTTGGACATTGACCGTTTACAATTTCTGTTGAAAATTTCATTATCTCAGTATAAGCTTTTTTATAGATTTTTCACCCATATAAATTTCTGTTTCTGCTTTTGATTTTATGCAATGATATTCTATATGTTTTTTAGATGCACGCATAGCAATTCTTTTACCTTTTAAACATTGTGACATAGACTCTTGTATTCTGTGTTCTTTAATTTCTCCGTTAATCAACATTAAAAGGGCCACCACAATTTCTGTCATAAAACTTTACCTTTGTTAGGACCTTGCTTTAGTACATATTTTTGTGTACCATTCTTGCCGGTCTCTACTTCTTTTTTTAAATCTTTTGCTAGACTTGCTGCTTTGTTTTCTTTGTTTATCTGTGCGATATGCTCTAAAACTTTTTTATTAATGCGTCCCGTTGCCATTTGCTCTTACCTTATCTTTTAATTGTTCTACATCAGCCAATGCTTTTTCTAGTTGTGCTTTTAAGAATTCTATATTAACCTTGTTCGTCATGTTTTGTTCTTGAGTTATTTCTAACTTCTCCGTTGT